ACGTCGAGTTCGAGGAACAGGTACTGGCCCAGACCGTCCTTGGTGACGCGCATTTCGCTGTTCACGATCTGCACGCGGTACTGCCCCGGCGGCAGGACTTCGAAGGGGGTGGTGGGATCGACGGTCGAAGCGTCGAAGGTGTGACCGAAGGAAGCCATGGTGTTTCTCCTGTGCGTTGGGAATGGGCGATTCAGGGATGGACGAGTGCGGCGTTCAGGCTGTTCGGCATGGACTGCGCGAACGCGGACCAGTCGAGCGGCAAGGTGTCGGGCAGGCCGTAGCGGTTCTTGGCGAGGAAGGCCGGGCGTTCGGCGGTGTGGATGACGCGTTCGCCGGACCCGAGAGCCCGATTGACCTTCTTGTTGAAGCCGACGTCGGCCTTGACGGTGCTGATGAGGTAGTTGGCGAAGAGCACGATGTCGGCGTGCTCCTGCAGCAGGGCAGCCGCGCGGGCGTGCAGCTTGATGCCGTAGCGGTCGTAGGGTTCGTGCTCCGGGCTGTCGAAGCGCTTGATGTCGGTGTGGGCGATCTGCACGATGGTCATGCCCCGCTCGTCGCGCAGGGCATTCAATCCGTCGAGGTACTGCCGCCAGAACTCCATGGTGGCGAGGTAGCCTTTGCCGTAGCCCGGCGACTCGAGGTCCTTCCAGCCGTATTCCTTGCAGGTCTTGGCCCAGATCAGCGGTTCGAGCCAGTCGACGCTGTCGACGATGGCGGTCTGGAAGTCGTGCGGCTCGCTGTAGAGGGTCACCAGGCACTCGATGACTTCTTCGAAGGAGCGCGCGATCGGGAAGTGGTGGGCGTCGATCGTGCCGAGACCGTCTTCGGTCTGGATGAAGACCGGCTGCTTGGCGCCGGCGGCGAAGGTGGTCTTGCCGACACCGGCGACGCCGTGAATCAGGATGCGCGGGGGCTTCGGTGCGCTGGCGCGGGTGAGTTGGGAAAGCGAGATGGCCATCGATGTTCTCCTTGCGGTGTGGGTCAGAGGGTTTGGCGCTCAGTGCGCCGGGGTGCGCAGTTGCTGGCGGACGTCCGCGGCTTTGGGGGTCATCCGAGCGCGAACGGCGAGGTAGCGAAAGACGAAGGGCTCGACGCGCTGGCTCACCAGATGCACCAGGCCGAGTTCGCAGGCCTGCCAGGCGCGCTTGGCGATGGCGTGGATGCGTTGGCGCTCTTTCGGCGGATACGGGCTGGTGGTGGCAGAGCGATCGAGCAACAGCAGCCCCTGGTGATACTGGAGGCGCTCGCCGGGGAGGGCGGTGGCGATCCAGTCGCAGAGGGTGGAGTCGGTGAGCGGCGTGGCCGGCACGTACAGTGGCGCTTCGAACTCCGCCGCCGGGAGGCACGGCTCGACGGAGGGTGCCGAGGTGGGATCGAAAGCGTTCAGGGAGGTCGCCCTCGGTGGGCAGCCGAGCCGTTCGCCCAGGCGCTGATCGGCTGAGAGGATGGGGAGTGCCATTTACGCGGCCTCCTTCATCCGAAGTGGCGCGCCGCTCAGACTGGCCAGGATCAGGCTATCGCTGGTGGCGCCGGCGGCCCATGCCAGGTCGCGCAGTTCCTTTACGGCGCGGTGACGGCGGGTGTCGGCGACGATCTGAGCCGACAGCAAGTCCAGGTGCGCGTCCACGTCGGCCAGCGTGACCTGCGTCAGTGGCTTGTAGATCACGCCCTCGTCGGTGTCGCTGTCGGCGTCTTCCACCGGAATGCTGATGGCCTGCGGCAGTTGGCTGATCAGGGCGACGGGCACTCCCGGCAGTTCCAGCTGGCTCACCGGGCCCCGCTCTTGCGTGCTCTTCTTGAGTTCGCGGCGCGCGATTTCGGTCAGTGCGTCCTCGGCCAGACGGGTGCCGAGGGTGAGGATGTCCGCCGTGCGGGTGGCGCAGACCAGGCGAGCGATGTCGCGCGGTCTGGCATGGCCGGTGACTTCAAAGGCGTGGATGATTTCTTCGCGAACCGCGTCGCGCAGATGGCTCATGGTGGGATTACGCATGGTGTTGGCTCCAAAGTTGGTGGAGTTCATGAAGGAACGGAACCGCCCGCGACAGCCACTCGGTGACGTTGCGCTGCTGATAGGCCGGAATCGAGGTCAGAGCTTCGCTGGGCGGGAAGGGGACGGTGGCGAGCGATTCCAGGCCCTCGCGCAAGCGCATCCAGCGCTCCAAACGCGCTTCCTCTGCGGGATCTGCCGGTGCGGTGTGGTAGCGTCCGTCGGTCGCGAGGACCGCGAGACCGGGTTTCCCCTGGGCCGCGATGCGCTTGGCCTCCGAGGGAGTGGGCAGCGCTGGCGCGTCGGCCTTGATCGCTTCGACGACCGAGCACTGTTCGATGCCGGAGAGGTCTTGCTCTTTGGCGATCCGGTCGAAGATGCGCACGGCGGACGGGCCGCAGACGCCGGCCGCGGTAATGCGCTCCTTGACTTCACGGGCGATGGCGCGGATTTCGTCCGGGTTGCGGGTGAGGACTTCGCGCTGGGTTTCGGCCGGCAAGCGAGCCAGATCGGCGGCGGTGGAAACGGCGACCTGGCCCTGATCTACGGCAGCCACCAGTTCCGGAATGCCGTCCTGCAACACCTTGGCGGCACGGGCCACGGAACGGACACCGACATTCAACAACTTGGCGGCGTCATCCCGCGTGACCGGCAAATCATGCCAATTGGCACCTTTTTGGGGCCGGCCGGGGTCTGCCGATTCCAGCCTTGCCGCCACGGTGGCTCGCTGGCTCTCGGTCAGATGCCGGCGATGGAGATTGAGGGAAACCGCGAGGACGTAGGGATCGCCCATTTCGGCGCTGACGTCGCGTACCAGCGGTTCGATGCCCAGTTGCTCGCAGACTTGGAGGCGGCAACGGCCGTCGATGACCTGCCCGTCCAGGATGAGGATGGGTTCGCGTTGGCCGTGCGCCGCAATGTCTGCGGTCAGCGCGGCGAGAGCCGACGCATCCATCTCCGGGAAGATCTCGGCGGCGGGATGCAGCGGATAGTGGCTCATGGCTGGCCCTCTCCAACGCGACCGAGCGTGAACTTCGCCTTGCCCGTCTTGACGGTGCGTGCCGGCACGAAGGCGCTCTTCAGCGACTCGGGCCAGGCGTTGAACTTGGTTTCGGAGACGCGATAGCTGATCTCCAAGAACTCGCTGGGGTCGTCGCCGCTGGCGACGATGCGCCGGGCGATGTCGGCGAGCTTGGCCTGGTCCCATTCGACGCGCTTCGGCAGGTCCGCCGCCACGCGAACAGTGCCGTCGTCGAAGTGCACGACGCCGGTGTCCTTGCCAGCGGCGAGCCGCAACTGACGGGCGCGGTCGGCATACTTCCGATCCACCGCACGGTCGATGTGGTCGACGACGGCCTTGGCTGCATCCAGCAGATCGCCGGCATCGAGTTGGAGCCGACGCAGGGCCTCGGCCGGCTGTTGCGCCAGTTCGGCAACGGGAGTCGCCTGGATCTCGTGGAGGATGGAGGCGGTCATTGCCGGTCTCCTTCCGTCACGCGCTCGTTGGTACTCCGGTACCGGCTGCGTTGCTCCAGGTCCAGAATGCCGCCGGGGCCTTGGAGCGGATAGGCGACGCGGCGCGAGAACTTGACGAAGACCGGTCCGACGCCTTCGCTGCGCCAGCGTTGAAGCGTCTTCGGCGAGAGGCCCCAGCGACGGGCGAGTTCACCCTCGTTGAGGTAGTGCGGCTCGGCAGCCGTCAGCGGCGCGGGTTCGAGTGCGGCCTGGGAACGTCCGGTTCTCGGCACCGAGCGAGCCGACGCGACGGCCGGCGGTTGTGCCGATGCGAGCCGTGGATGGCGCGGTGGCTCAGGCCATCGCCGGGCTCGTGGGTGGGCTTCCATGATGATGACTCCTGTGGTGTTGGGGCAGGGTCATCATCGGGATCGCGAAAAAGAAAAGAAATACGTGAGCTGCGCTCTCTGTACGCTCAGCTACAAGCTCTCTGTACGGTCTGCTATGCAGCTCAATTTGCGCACTCCGCAGCACTCTGTACGCTCAGCTATGCAGCGCTCTGTACGCTCAGCTGTAGCTCATCCGTGGTTGAACAGACGCTCATCGGCTTTGTTCCCGGCTCGTCTCGTGCGCGGCGATCCACGCGGCGACCGTCCGCGGCTCGAATAACTCGAGGTCCTGGCGCGCCAGCCACTGGGAGAGCCGCTGTCCGGCTTTTGCGCGACTCAGTTGCTGCAGGACGCGGTCTCGGTCCCACTCGGCCAGCGCTGCCGCACGGGACGCATTGCGGTTCCGCAGGCT